AATTGGAGCACCTGTGCGTGGGTCTACTCCTTTTTCTAAAGTACTGAGATATGAATGACTTATTCCAATTAAATTACCAGCTTCCCTCAAACTTAAGTTTAATTCTTTTCTTTTTTGTATTAATATTTCTTGAAGTTCTCCCATTACTATTCCTCCTCTTGAGTTTCTTATATTCACATATTTTATTTACAATATTTTTTGTAAAATGTGCATTACATATTCAATATAATTGTAATCCATCATTGACAAAAGTTAAAGAAAAAAAATAAAAAAAATCGTAATACCTGCTTGACAAAATGTTATACACGTATTACAATATAGATAAGGAGGTGACCTACATGAAAAACATCATAAAAGTATTAAGAGCACAGAACAATTTAACACAAGAAGAATTGGCTAAAAAAATAGGCATTACAAGACAGGCTCTATCAAATATAGAAAATGGCAAGGTTATTCCTAGCGGGAAGATAGTTATAAAAATTGCTAATTTTTTTAGAATACCAGCTGAAAAAATTTTTTTTGAGGATGATGTAATACATGAAAAACAAGAAAATAAAAAGGAGGTTAGTTAATATGAACAATCAATTTAATAATGAAGAACTTCAAATAAAAGAAGTGGATTTCCAAGGAGATAATTTATTAGCCATTAAGGAAAACAGGACGGGCAAAATTTATGTAGCCGTTAAATGGGTTTGTAGAGGATTAAAGTTATCAGAAGGTCAATATCAAAATCAAATAAGAAAAATACAAGATGATATCGTACTTTCAAAAGGTATTGCAAAAATGCAACTCCCTACAGCAGGGGGACGTCAAGAGGTTGTGTGTTTAGAATTAGATTTTTTGCCTATTTGGTTAGCAAAAATCAATGCTAATATTATAGAATCTCCAGAAGTACAAAACAAGCTTGTTGAATATCAATTAAAAGCTAAAGATGTGCTTGCACAAGCATTTTTAAGGCAACCAATGACACAGATACAAATTCTACAGCAAGCCGTAAATATCTTAGCACAGCACGAACAGAAGCTACTTGAATTAGAAGAAAAACAACAAATTTTGCAATATAGAGTAGATAATTTAGATGCAATAAATATAGAAGGCGATTTGCAACAAAGACTTAATAAGCTTGTTAAAAAGTATGCTTTTAAAGCAGGGGTAATCTTCAGCGTAGCTTGGGAACACTTCAAGCAAGCATACAACACAGCATACCGAACAAATTTAGAGCTCTTGATGAGAAATTACGCCGAGAGAGAAGGAATAAAAGGGCTTACTATTCCACAATACCTTGCTTTAACTGGACATCTTGAAGATGGTATTAGAGTGGCAGATAAAATGCTTAATGATATAAAAACAGCATAAAGGGGGCAAGCAAGAATGATTAAAATCGTTGGGGAATTAACACAAGAAGGCTATGAAATAAACTACAAAGGTGCTGAAGAAGGACAAACATATATAGATATTCAATACAATTTAGAAGAAAAAGACAAAATAATTGACGCTTTAGAGAGAATTGTGGAATTTTTAAAAACTTGGAAAGAAAAACCATAATAAAAAGGAGGAGGCGAAGTGACTAAAGTTCTCACTGTCAAACAAGCAGTAAAGCAATTCTTTAACAATACTATTTCACAAGAAATGTTATATGTACTTGTTAGGCAAAAGAAAATTCCTCATGTTCGCTTGGGTTCAAGAATTCTTTTTGATGAAGATGCCTTACAACACTGGTGGGACGAGCAACTACAGAAGTCCACCAGTGGTATGAGAAAAATTTATTAAGGAGGTGAAATTATGAACATGAGTTGGGGTGGGTATGAACCAGCACAAGAAGAATATAATTTAAAACTCACTTGGAAAGAACTGTTTGAGTTAAAAAGGCTTATAGAACTAGAGATAGACCATATCGAAGGCATTATAGCATTCTTAAAAGAAAAAGAAAAAGACACAAGTATGTTAGAGAAGGATTTAGAAATTTATAGAAAACTTTTAAAAAAGTTAGAGGAGGTGAAATAAATGGATGGAATCCCAATATGGGACTGGAGTGCAGTAAATGAGAAGATAATTGCTGTTTTAAAAGAATATGGATTAAACATCGATAATTTTATATTACTGACGCCTACAGTTATTATTACAAACAACATCTTCTTTTTAGGTACTACGGAACAACTTTGCAAGGAAATTATTGAAAAAATGAAAGAGGTGAAATAAATGTCAATCAGGCTTGAACTTGAGCTTACAGATGAAGAAAAACGATGGTTAGATGAATTAGTTTGGTATCATTTAGCAAGTTTAGCATCATTAGGCCAAGTACGTCCACTTCTGGATTATGAAAGACGAGATTTAGAAATATATAAAAGCATATACACAAAACTGGGGAATGAAATAGAAGATTGGGTAGAGGAGGTGTAAAAATGTCAATCAGACTTGCACAAATACTACATCGATTAGGTTTTTGTGTCACATATGATGCAGACAAGAAGAGAATTAGAATTTACAGAGACAAATAAAAAGTGCCTGCAAAAGGCACAGAAAAACACACCTACCTTGAGTATAGCACAAAAACGTGCTGTGCTCAAGTAAAAAAAATAGGAGGGGAGAAAAATGGTATCGGCAACACTACATTTACGTAAAGATGATGAAATTGAAATATACATAGATAAATTTGCTGATGAATTCATACTTACAATACAAACATCAAAAGGAGCAATTAATTTTATATCAAACAATCTAAAAGATATTGAAGAAATCACAAAAAAAATGTGGGTTGAAGTAAAATATAGAACACTCATAGTACAAAAAGAGGAGGTAAAAGCAATATGATTAGAATATCACAAGCAGGGGCATGTCCCCGCAGGGTTGAACTGGAGGCATGGGGGGTAGAAGGAGAACCTTTTTCAGAAATGACTTTACGTGCATTTGAAGAAGGGAATTTACACGAAAGCAGTATTCTTAAGTGGGCAAGTGAACAATATGATTTGGAAATAACAGACCAACAAAGAGAAGTAAAAATAAATGATTGGTTAATCGGGCATATAGATGCAATCGGACGTAAAGAAGGAGAAAAACCAATATTGTTAGAAGCAAAAACTTTGAGACGCAGAGCAGTACAGGAAATGAGAGAAAAGGGGCTTTTAGCATCTCATTATCAATATTATGTACAAGTACAACTTTATTTGCACGTCCTAAGCAAAGAAGAAGGCATAACACATGCAATGCTCATCGCAAGAGATAAAGAAACACCACCTATTAGGTTATGGGAACATCACGTTGAACATATAAACTATGATAAAGAATTTGCTGAGCAAAAGATAAAAGAACTTGCAGAAATACAGAAAGCAATAGAAGAAGGCATAGAAATAGATATGCCTTATCATCCTGACATGGACTGGCAATGCAGATGGTGTCCATATCTAAAGAGATGTTATCCAGATTGGAGAAAAAAGCAAGAAAAAGCGGAGTTGCGTAGCGATTTAACAGAGATTGTTGAAGAGCTTATTTCAGTACAGGAAGCAAGAAAGGAATTAGAAGCGAAAGAAAAAGAATTAAAAGAGGCATTACTCACAACTATAGATGTGGGTAGTGTTATAGCCGGAAAGTGGACAGTTACAGTTGAAGAACGTAGGGCAGAACGCTTTGATACAACACTAGCACGAAAAACTTTACCGCCGGAGGTTGTCAGTAGTTTACTGAAAGTAACAACTTATAAGCAATTAAAAATAGAGGAGGTATAAGGATGGAAAACAAAATGCCTGTTTTAAGAGAAACTTCAATCATTGAGGAAGTGGACCTAAAACATGTTGAAAACACTATGCGGAAAATTTCACAGTTTCAAGCTGTCGTACAGAACACGTTAAAAGAAAAGAAAGACTATGGAGTTATTCCCGGTACAGACAAGCCAACACTATTAAAGCCCGGGGCGGAAAAAATTCTCATGATGATGGGTTTACGTAGCGAATTCGAAATTGTAGACAGTACAAGAGATTGGGAAAAAGGTTTCTTTCAGTATCAAGTGAAGTGTAAACTGTACAAAAATGACGTGCTTATAACCGAAGGCTTTGGCGCATGTAACACAAAAGAAAAGAAATATGCCAAGTCAGACCCTTACATCTTAGATAACACAGTACTAAAAATGGCAAAAAAGAGAGCTTTAATAGATGCTACACTCCTTGTAGCAAGTCTTTCGGATATATTCACACAAGACGTAGAGGATTTAGAAGACATAGAAGGAACACCAGTACAGGATAAGATAAGTAAAAATCAATTAAATCTTATACAAAAGCTAATTAAGGAAAAAGAAGTATCTGAAGAAGACTATAAAAAGGCTTTACAGAAATATTACAACACAACAAATGAGGGAGAATTGACTAAAGAACAAGCTTCAGACTTAATTAGAAGACTGATGAATATGGATAAGAAACAAAAGAAAAACAATGTTCAAAAAAATGATGAAGACAAAGAGACAAAACAAGAACCAATAGACGTAGATTTTCAAGAAATAGAAGAAGACATACCATTGCCATGGGAAAACGGAGCAGAGGGCTAATGCCCTCTCTCTAAAAAACTTTTTCGACGGAAAAATGTGCATATATACCCAGTTTAGTTTATGCAGAAGAAAATTATTCTATACCCTGTAAAGGGGGAGCAAAAGTGCAATATGGTTGGATTAAATTACACAGAAGTATAACTGAACACTGGCTTTGGGAGGAAAAGCCCTTTTCTAAAGGGCAGGCTTGGATAGATTTGCTTTTACAAGCTAATCATCAAGACAAAAAGGCAGTTATTGGTAATGACATTATAGAAGTCAAACGTGGTAGCTTTGTAACATCTATCCGAAAATTATCAGAACGTTGGGGATGGTCAAATACTAAAATAAAAAATTTTTTAAATTTGCTCCAAAACGACGGAATGATTTCATATTTTAGCGACGCAAAAAAGACGGTTATAACCATTGAAAATTATAGCCTTTACCAAGATTTAAACGACGCAAAAACGACAGAGAAACGACAGTCAAACGACACTGAAACGACACTGAAACACACAAACAAGAATGATAAGAATGATAAGAATGATAATAATATAAAAAACAACACAACAGAAAATTTTACAGAAGATGAAGAGATAAAAATTGTTTTAGAAAAAAGGCGTCAACTAGAAGAAGAAAAGAAAAAAAGAATGGAAGAGTTTAATAAACTGTCTAAAGAAGAACAAGAGCGTTATATAAACATGGCTAAAAAAATTATTACAGGTAGTAATAGCAAAAAACGTGGCATTTACTTAGTAGGAGATTACCTTAAAGAGGAGGCAAAATAAATGTTTGCCAACATTGATATAGAACGTGATATTCTCCTTAGTATTATATTATTCCCCGATGAATATTCAATATTCATAAAATCCTTAGAAACTAATGACTTTACTTTAGAATATCATAAAAAAATATTTACAGCCCTAAAAACATTGTTTAATGAAGGGAAAAAGATTGATGTAATACTCTTGTCTGAACAAATACCTGATATTGCAAAGTTCATAGACAACTCACCTGTACCTGCTGCTGCACACATTAAAGATTACATAAACGAATTAAAGAGGCTTAAAGTTAAACGTGATTTAGAAAAGCTTTCTATGAACGTTATCTCATCATTAAAAAAAGGT